CAGGATCGCTATGAAATCATCCACGTATTCGATATCTGCGATGTTCCATTGAGTCTTGCCGTCCACAACACTGTCATACAACGGCACATCTCCTACCTTAGCAACTTCTACAAGAAGTTGTCGTGACATTACGCGTCGGCTGGTGGACGCGCGTCGGGATCGAACAATGACGGCATCTGCCTTCACGCTCGACGCGGCTGGGCCGACGACTTCTCTTTCTGCAAAGTCAAAAGTCTCTGCACCCTTCTTGAGAAAAGTCATCTCTCTCTTGAGGTCTGTCATTTGTGCGAACCCTACTCGCACCGCGTTTTCAATAATGAGCTTCGTGGACATCAGTTAGACCTCCACACAGCTCGCTCCACACCTGCTGTGATAGGGGCGAGAAGCTGTCTAACAACTACCGGGATTCGCTGCACACCCTTGGCACCTTCTAGTGTTATTGGACCAATCTCTAATTTCGAGAGACTGCCCGTATCTAGGAGGACACCCTTGTTGTTGAGGAGATGTAGTGACATCTCGTACGAAGCTTCGATAACGCGGAGGGGGGCGCCTAGCGTAGGGTAGCTCACTCTGGCACCAAGACGTGGGTCAAAGTAAGCGCCTGCTCTAGGGAAAGCCATTTTCTGTTCAACAGACACCACAACACCCAGGTACGTCATCCTGTCGATGACGCTTGTGCCCGAAAGCAACGCTGCTTCTCTTGCTACTTCAGCAGCGTTGTTCCAAGCTTCTGCATCGGTGCGATCAGCAAAGTAAGCATCCGCCTTTTCGAGCGCACTGCTTAGATACACATTTACGCCTTTAATTAACGCCATACTTACCTCCTGTGGTTAGCTGTGGAAAATCGGTAATATGCCTAGTGAGAGGGCAGAGGTTGCCTTACGGGCGAATACGCCTGTGGTGGCGGCTAGTGTGGCACTGCCAACACCAGTCAACGCAACTTGGGTAGCGCCTTCCTTCACTGACGCGTAGTCGGCATCAGATGGGAAGTTTGTTTGATCGCCATCCCAATCGTAACCAGCAGGTGCCAATACATAACCCCAACGTCTCCAGATAGAAGACTTACCGCCGCCCATGTAAGAACTAGCTTTACGCTCGATCTCTACTGGGAAAGGAACGTCTAAGCTCTCCATTGCGATAGCGCCAGGCAGCACGATAAAGCTGGTCTTCAAGCCAACAAGATCAACACCAGCGCCTGTATTTGCCTTGGTTGTTTCTGCAGCGCTCAGACTCTGGGTTGCACGTGTTTGCAGGATACGGAACTTGCCATCAAAGATGGTTTCGAACTCGACGTTACCATCTTGCACGCGAGTCTGATCCACTAAGTTGGCCGAACGGAGAGACGCCATGGTCTCTGGCGAGGTCAACAGGTATGCGTACGCTGGCTCGTAGTCCTTGTATGCCATTCCGAAAGCCTGTAAGAAACCTTCAGCACGGGCAGCGCCCTGTGTTGTCGTACTGGCTGCGACAACAGTCTTGGCCGCGCCGAGATCGACGTAGAAGCCGTAACGCTTATCTTCTGGGTCGTTCTCAAAGGTCTGACCGCCTAAGCCGGTAGCGCCACTGCCTGCGGCTGCACCGTTCAACAGCTCAGAGGTCATTACACCTTTAAGGACTGAAAGGATTGCATTGTGCTCGTCTGTCGCACGAGTCTTGCCGAAGTCACGGCCAATCTTAGCGAGTCCGTCACGCTGAGTGATGACCTTTGCGATGTTGACGTCATCTGCACCATGGGTCCGGACTGTCTTGATGTAACGCAAGAAGTCGGTGCTTGTTGTGGTGACCACGCCGTCGGTCGCATCTGTGATAGATGCCACATTGATGACAGGGGTCAGAGGCTTGTCCCAACGTACCTGCCCGATAAAGGTCTCGGTAGAGGTGTCGATGTTAGGGTTCGAGCCTACAAGGTCGGTGCCTGAGAGACGACGTGCATCTGTGTATGCCTCGTCAGAGTACTCGGTCAGTGCTTCTTGTAGGACTTCGTTTGTTGCGCCTGGAATTGCTTGGGTTACTGCCATTGAAAATACTCCTATTTATTAAGTCGCGCTGAAGCTCTCTTGAGAACATCAGCTTGCGACATTTTGAACACAGAGCCCTTGCTGGTGTCAGCAGGGCTGTTGTTTGTGGCTACGTTGGCACTGATGCCTGAGCCACTCTGTGATTTCGTCTTCATTAAAAGGGCGTTATCCGGATCTGCTACAAAGGCCGCGACCGCAGCAGCCATAGGATTTCCACGAGCATCCACCCACTTGCCATCTTTGTCTTTGATCAAGATGTCTGATAGCTCTCTAAACGCAATGTTTGAGGCGCGAGTGCTTTTGAAGGTATGCTCCGACAAGGCGCTTCTCAGCGAATTGTCTCTTGTCAATGAGAGCACCGTTGTATTCAAGACCGCAATCTCGGCATCCTTCTCCGCAAGTTGGAGCTCGTAGGCTTCCTTATGCTTACCCTCTTCTTCCAGGGCCTTGATCTTGGCTGCACTGTCCTTCTGCTTGAAGGAAGCAACCTCTTCCAAGGCCTTGTCACGTGAGCTGTATGCTGTGTCAAGCTTGGTCTTTATGTCTGCTACCGCAGCCTTTACAGCTGCTTGGATTTGCGTCCCCATGTCATCTTTCTGAGCGTCAGTAACAACTGACTTGTCGGCAACAACCGCTTCAGTGCTTTCGTCTTGGTGCTGTGTTTCACTAGTTTCTTCTGTTGACATTATGCTGTCCTGTATGGTTACACTAGCCTATGCCGTACCAGGCTGTGTCGTTTTCGTATGGAGGGTCTTGAAGACCCTCAAGGATATCTGACTCTTTCAAGATGTCATCTTCGGTGAGCAGCTTTCCGTTGATTCTTGACCGTCCCGCTACGGGAATCAAGCCCAGCTCGATTGCTTCATCCAAGTTACGCTTGTAGACAGCGTAGGGCATCCCCCGCGCTCTCATCTCATCTAGCGTCTTCTTGATTACATTCTTCGGCAAAGCATCCGCGTATATCTGGCGGAGCCCTTTGCGTGCCGTTATCATGTGCGCTATGTTGTGAAAGAAAGCATCGTGCACGGTCGACGTCTCGATGCCCGCATCAGCGCCCCAAAGGTGCAACTGCTTGACGAAGACGGCATCATTACTATGGTTGCCGTTTACTGCGAAAGCTGTTCTTGCTTTTGTGATATCCACAATATCATTTATATGGCCGCCTTCGTTCAAGACGTACTGCTCCCACCAAGTAGCCTCGGTCTTCTGCGGAATCTGTAGCACATTCTTAACAAAGTTACCATCAGCGTCCTTGTAGGTTAGACGTTCCTCAAAAGTTTGTGTGAAATTCTGTTCGATAACCTTGCCATCGAAATTCACCCATGGTGCGTTAGTCCACTTCTTAGGCAGCTTATTGTCCTTGAATATCTCAACACCGTCTATCACCTTCTTTCCTAGCAATTTCAGCTTGAACACGGTGGTGCCGCTGCGTCTAGCGCCTGGGAGTTCTGCGCCATTTATGAGGATATCCAGGTTGTTTCCTGGCGCCCACACGCCTATCCCTTTCAGGAACTTCTCAGACAGTGGCTCGCCAGCCTTGATACCGAGGATCTCACTAACACGATCAGGCAATGTAAAGCCCTTCTCTTTATTGCCGAAGACCTGCGACTTTGCTATTGACTTGAAGCTGAAGTTGCTCTTGGCTGGCTTGGCATTCTCAAAGTATTCCTGAGATAGTTTGCCCATGAACTGCGTGAATGTCTTAGCGATAGGGGCTTGCTCTGCCAACAAGTCGCTCATGATTCGTGCCACTTGTTTGAAATCAGTAGGCGTCACTACACGCTCGTGTTGACTCGATAGCTTGTCTACTAATGTACGCGTCTCAGGGTCTAAGAACCAAAGCTGCTCTAATATATCATCGCCGGGATCCTGCCCTCTATCAAAAGTATCTTTGACACGGCGCCTTAGAATCTGGAGCTCTTTGTGAGTGTCAGGGTCATGCATCTTGAACCTAGCGGCACGGGCGGAGATCTGATCGAGCACTTGATCACGCTCAGTAGCTCTGATGACTAGCAGATTGCCGTCAATATCGAGAATCTTCGCTAGCTTTCCCTCCACATTAAGCGCTGCGGTTCTTTCACCAGCCCCGTAGAATGTGACCATATTTGCGGCCTTTGCTGCTTTCCTTAGGTCTCGCTCGTTCAAGCCGAGCTTCTTGTTAAGCTCGATAAAGCGAGGGTCTCTGAAGGTAGAAGCAGCGATCTCGTCGTATAGGCGCTGCTTCTGCTTGGTCTGAATGACGTTGCTCAATGCGGCTAGTTGCTTGTTCTTTGTGGTAATCGCGATGATCTGCGCACCAGAAGAGCTCGCATCCTGCTCTAGCGCCAATGAGGTGTAATAGTGATCCAGCTGCTTTAGGTTGAAATCTGAGTACTTCTCACCTGACTTTAGCTGCGCACGAATATCGTCCATGTCAAATGCGCCGATCCAAAAAGACGTGCGCACCTTCGACAGATCTAGCTCGGCGCTGTCAAGCACACTGGCTGGTATCTCGATAACTCGCAGCTTTGCGGGCGGAGGCTGTTGCGCTAGTAGTTTGAAAGCTCGATGGTTGCCATCGACAATCTGGTAGCCGTCAAGCCCTTGGGGGTGCTTCGTGACCAATATTGGCTTGCTTACATCAGCACTTGCAACCTTGGCGTCGAAGTCTACGCCGAATGTACCTCTGTCGATACGGGCCATTGTTTCTCGTGGCGTGATAAAGATCTTGTCGGCTGCAAGGTTTGTTACAGGCCTTGTCCGCGCTGCGACGAGGAGGGGATTAAGGTCGAACAGAGCCAGACCATTACCCCACCAGACACCGTCTTGAAAGAAGCCTCTCTGCTCTAGAAACGGCTTGTGCACAGTCGTGCTTAGGAAGTTATCAACCTTCGCCATCTCTAGGGCGAACCTATAGAACTTGGCTAGCTCTTCAGGGTCCACGCGCTGGACTACACTACTCGATAAAATCTTACGGATATCATCAGGCTTGCCCCTAAGCATCAAGTTTCCTATTTCGACCAGCTGAGGTCTTAGTCTGTCATAGATTTCTCTACGGCCTGAGGTTGTCAGAGAGTTCGACGTACCCTCGAAAAAAGCATCCATGCCACCCAAGAATGAACCCACTTGGTCCCGCAGTGTATCATAACCTTCTCTGCCTAGAACTTCAGGCTTGGCTGTATTAAGGAAAGGTCGAAAGGTCTCCCCAGATTGAGGGCCGATAAGCCCTCTGTCGTATATACGTAGCCGATGATCAACGAAAGGATTATTGCTGAAGCTAGCGTCCTTCTTACGGAGCCACTCCATTGCCTTGAAGCGTTCATAGGAATCTCCACGTGAGACGAGGTACTTCTTGAAGAAGTTAACGTCTTCAAAGTAAGCAGCACGCCCCTTGTCATCCCTAAAATCTAGCAGCGTAGTAACGAAGCTGTGGAAGTCGGGATCTATCTTGTACTTTGCGTTAGCAGTCCAATTGAGCGCTCTGGACAAGTCCTTGTCCACAAGCTCCACAGGAAAATCATAAAAGCTAGTGGAGGATGTGATAGGTATCCTGGTGTCATACAAGAAGCCTGCTCGCTTGGTGAAGTACGTCTTAAAGCCTGGTCGGATCAAGAGCCGGTTCTTATCAGAGGTAGGGCTAACTCGTAAGCCGAGCTCTATTGCCCTGGTAAGTCGTGAGTATTCGATCAAGCGCGGGTCTGTGAGTCGTAGGTTAAAAGACAAGGTATCATAGTAGGGGCCGAAGTATTTACCGCCTGTCCTAGACTTCAGACGGCGCTTCTGCACCCCAAACGTATCCAGGGTGAACAACTTCTTGGCAGCAGGCGCTTCAAGCATTGACTTGCCTACCGTGAACCACTGTTGCTTAGTGCCGTTTAAGTTAGCAGTGTTGTATAGCATACGCCCTAGCTCGATTGCGAACTGATCCCTGTCTGGCCCGGCATCCATTGATAGCTTATGCGCAAGACGCATATAGAAACGATCCACGTCGGAGCGCTTTAGCCGTGACCAGACGAATAGTGGTATCCTGCTGTCAAATATCGGGCGCATCTCTCTGGCAATCTTAGGCACAACTCGGTCTTCCCACTTGTTCTTTGCAAAGATATTCTTCAAAAAGTTATCATGGATGTCATCTAGCTGTATTTCCCCCAAGATGGGGTCTATGTAGTTGTCTAGCTTCAGTCTACGCAGAAACGCACCATCTTTGCGCAAGGTGTTCTCTATCGTATCAGACACATTTATGACATCGAATTTGATTTGCGAATTCGCCACAGCTTTGAAGTTCGTCCAGCCCTCGCCAGACTTTCTCTGGCGAACAAACAGTATCCTGAGATTATCTGCCACAACTGAACGCTCATTCATGCTCATGCTGCCGTCCAGACTCTTTATAAAGCTGGTGATGAATGCCTTGTCCTTGTCGAGCAGGTCAGGACTGGTCTCTATCTGCCGCATCCTGTTAAGGAGCAGAGCAGCATTAGGCTGATAACGACGTGAATCATCGTAGCGATGCGTTATAGGGTTGTAAATTGCCTGTTTCTCTGTCGGCAATGAATTCAGCACACGCCTGCGATTATTCGACTTTGTGCTGAGTAATATGCCTCTGTAATTTGTCAGGGAAAGAGTCCCATCCAGCTCTCCAGCTTGTAATAGGTAATATTCTTTCAAATTCTTTGTTAGTACAGGGTCATCCAGGAAGTCCTCGATGCGGCTTGCGCCTATTGCTAACGAGTCTAACTTTATCTTCGCCAATGCGAATCGTGCAGTATCACCAGGAGTGACGACATCTGTCAACTTTCTAAGCTCCGTGATACCCACAAGGTTTCCTTCGAAATCGGTGAACTTCTTGAGAGGCAGCTTGCCCGCCTCAAACAGCGCAACACGCTTAGGGTCTTTCAGATGCCTCAACTTGGTGGCGAACGGTTGCCTGGTTAACCAATCATTGTAGTGTTCTTTCTTAGCCAGCACACCATCCAGGAGCATCACACGCTCAGGCGTGAGCTTTAAGAGGTTGCGTCTTCGCACCTGGGCAACGCCTTCCAGCTTGACGAAGCCGTCCCATGACTTGAACACAGGCATCGGGACAGAGCGGCAGCGGTAGTGCGCCGGTGGGAGATGTGTGAAATCGTCCACAGGATATATCTGGCCATCTCTGTGGATACAAATGTCTGTAGTCTTGCCATCCAACAGCGCTACATACTCCCAACCTCGCAAGGACTCCTTATTGGCCATGAACACTGCATGGTCGGCTTGAGCGGACACAGAAGTTACAGCTGTTGTTGTCAGAGACTTAGATTGCTCCTTGCTGATCTTGAAAGGGTTCTTGCGGCGCACCTCTAGCGCCATCCGCTCCATCGACCAGCCGTCATGCAATCCTGCACGTATGATACCCTCTGTGCGCTTTCTCTCGATACCAGCGATATCACCCCAACCCTCAAGGAGTGTGCGCTCCTTAAAGATAGGTCGTCTCAGCACAATATCTCTCGCGATCTGTCGGTTTGGTTGGTTGATGCGCCAGATCTCACCAACCCCTGTCTCGAAGGATTGGGCTTGAAACGACAATTGATTGCCGATAAGGTCTATCAACGACCTCTCAGAGCTTGTGTTTATGTTCTTGAAGGATTCCATCTGCATTGCACGAAAGTCTTTCATGAAGGGCGCCGCATCCCGCTTCTTCAATGCCCTGCCTTTAAATAGACCGAACGCTGTGTCTCGGCGAGCATCAGATGCCACCACGACTTTGCGTACCATGCCATTCTCAAACTTACTGACAGCTATCCCTCGTTCAACAGATCTGTCAAAGACTTCCGTGTTTACATTCATTTGCTTATGGCCTCTAGCCGCTTATGGCTTTTTTGTCATCGGGGTTATCACTCTCAGGAAGGAAGTCATCATCTGTTACTTCCTTCTGCCCCTCCTCATCGAGGTAGTCCGGGGGAATGATGTCGTTTTTCTTAGCAATTGTGAGCCATAATGAACGCGGAATGAGCTTGGTCTCGTACCATTCGGTAACAAGTCGCAACCATTCTACGCCCAGCGGCATATTACTAAAGTCTTCTGCAAGCTCTAGGTTGACGTCAGTGTCAGTAATGTCTGTGCCATAGCGCCAGTTCACCATAAAGGCGATAATCTGTCGCATAATAGAAACAACCTTACCGCTTAGTGCACCGAGTTGAGCAACCTGCGTAGCATTTCGTAATTCCAATGCCACTCCAGATTGCGCGGTCTCGGGGCTTAACATCCTAATCCCTAGCTTTGCCATTTCTGCTAATGAGCTCTCGATTGACTTTTCCATGCTCTCGAGTGCTTTGAAAGGTGTTTCAAGAATCCCAGGCTCATCCTTCTGCCCGAGCTTCATCCAGTCGCCTAAACCACCAGCGATGGCTGCAGCGAACTCGTCCTCACCCATATCGGTCTTGATATACGGTGTATATGTTGCGGCACCGTACAGGGTGTGGTTCCTTCGGCTGATCTTGTTATATAGCGCGATCTCTTTGGTTATGAAGGGCGTAAGTAGCACAGGGCTAATCCCTATACTCCCATTGAGCGGCCATGCTGGGATGAATTCCAGCGGTAGATCGTTCATCAGCGGAATGTGCGGTGCTCCAACTTCGAGGTATTCGCCCTCACCATCTTTTTCAAAAGTCCTGATCTGGTAGCCTGCTGCAGTCAGCTCATGCACAAAGAGAGTAGGCACTAGTGTTGGATGGAAAGCACCCTCTGCGAAACGCTCTATCTCTTGCCGCAGAATCACCATGGTAAGCATGACAGCGCCCGTGTCACTCGTTCCGTAGCGCCAGTTGATGATGTCAGCTGCTTTCCATAGAACAGGGAAAGGTTTCAAAGCAGTGAGTTGCTCCTTCGTGAACTCTTCCACATCCCTGACGGCGGGGCGGTCTATGTACACCCACGCCCTATTCGTAGGCATCTCTTCCGACAGACTCTCTGCAAGGAAAGCTGCTAATGGGGTATCGTCCCTGCCAAAGCTATTCAGAAGCCAATCGGTGGCCTCTGGTGGGACGGTTGTAGGCAGTGTAACGGATGGCGGCTTGCGTAGCAGTCCATTGATCAGAGTTGCTGAGAATTGCGACACGACGCCAGGCAGTTCTGCCTCAGCGCGATAGAAGTCAAATTGATTCTGCTTCATCTTCGTTGAAAACGGTAAAAGCATGTTTGTGAAATTGACTGTGTCTATGTGGCTATCGAACTTCTTAACGGCATCTTCCCCTTCGAGTAGCGCCTTGTTTCTTTGCCAGACGAGCTCCATCGCAACATAAGCGGGGTGTGGGTCGTCAACTTTTTTCTTTTCTTCGGCTGCTATCGCCATGTCACCTCCTTACTTGTTTCGTAATAGCGCGTTGAAGGCTGCCATCGATCCGTTGAACGTCCTACCTGTTGTGCTGTTGACAGCATGCAGCACGCTATCTTCAGTCATCGTTAGGCGCCATGTGGTTGGTCTACGTTCTTCCTCAGTGAAGGGAGTATCGTCAGAAGATTCAGCTGCTAGTACAACAACCTCAGCTTTCTCTTCTTCGAGCACGTCAATAGCAGCACGTTCAGTGATAGGCTCTCGTGGGGGTGTCAGTTTTATCATTTGCTTCTCCTAGTATTTGGTGCGGTGTGTTTAGTGCGTAGTGTACTGGCGCTGCTCCTGCCGCCGATCTTCAATCCCCAATATATCCATTTAGTACGAATTGTTGGCATCCCTTGGAGAAGTAGAATGTCGATTAGAAATCTGTCCGCCTCTCTGCGAAGGTCTTCATGCGAAGACTTGCCATTAAGCAATCTGACGGCTTCCTCGTTCTCAATCGAATACACACCCGCTTCAATTCCCAAGCGAGGCTCCAATGGTTGCAGAATCAGGATCTGCGCGTTGTCCATGACGCCGTTGCGAAGAAGCTCGTAGATGGGGTCATGGAAGCCTGTTGCGCCCGGCATGAAGTCTGGGGTATCTAGCGTCGGGCCACTTGGTCCATCAGAGGAGTACCCTGCTGACACAAATAAGAGACCTTCCCGCGTCAACGTTATGCGTCCTAGCGTTAGCTCAACTGCGGGGCGATAGTTCGTGAATACCCAAAAAGCTTCGTGTGTTCTATACTTATAACCCGTTGTGTACCTAAGCTTTTCCGACAGACGCATCGGTTTTCTCCTTTTGAAGTTTCTGTTTAGCCGCTAGCTGTTCGCGAAAGGGGACGACGCGTTCCTTCTCTAATAAGGCTCTCTCAACTCTCTCAGGGATCATGATGCCTACTCCTATTCCTGCGACTATCACTTGCCCTGGCGTCATCACTTCAAAATACTGAAAGCCTCCGATAGCGGCACAAGCGATGCCGAGAGTGGTGAGGGCTCTTGCGATAGCTTTCCCATCAGCAAAGAAATAAGCCTTCAGCGGTACGGTGTCATCTGAGAATGCCCAGCGACGCAGGTATGCGAAGCAAGTACCCATCAAACCCGCTAGCACAAATATCAAGCCTGACAGGGCTACCGCCTCATACTCGGCGAGCATCAGATCAATCGCAGCGCAAGTCGCATTAGCAATCTTGACATCTCTGCGGCCTCACGTACCTTCGTGGCGGCATTGTTTGCAAAAACTGCGGCGTCTATGGATTCTGCGAATTCAGCGACTAACTGACGATCGATTAGAAGGCGCTGTTGTTGATCTTCAGAGTATTCTACCCAGTGGGCCTTGATTAACGCCTCCACTGCCCTGTAATGCGCCCCTAATTGGCTGTAGTCACCATGGAAAGCCAACAGCCCAGCACTATCAAGCAAAAGCTTGTTATCCCACGTGGTCGTAAAACGCTCATAGAAGGCAAGCGCGTCATAAATAACCTGCTCTTCCTCATCGGTAAGCGTCGCCGCTGTGATTGTATCGAATAGCTGTTGATCATTCACACGTGCCTCCACTGCATCGGCGTTGTCGCCTAGCTGGACCACGTTTCTCATTGTGGAGCATGCTCCTAATAGCCCCGTAATAACCAGGCACAAGACCAGAATCTCCGT